GGGTGAGAGCGATTAATCTAATAGTAAGCACATGAAGTTAAATAATAAAACTCATAAATCTCAACGTATTAAAGATGTAAGAAATAATTTTACTTATATCTTATTAACAACAAAGAAAATATTAGACTTTATTGCTTCTTTAAAGTTTATTGAGAATCTATTCATTACCCAAATCTTCACAATGTGGTCGTGGTATTTCGATTCCTTTATGCACAGAATTGAGCATCAAGGAGAAAGGAATGCCGTGAAACACTACAAAGAGTTGTATAATGTGGCTCTTAGAATTGCGTTAAAGCAACGCTTTGAACCATTAAATTTTACTAAATCAACTAAACGTGGTATACCATTGGTACTTAACCGATTCTTACCTTTTCTTGAGTCTGATTCGAAGTGGAGGGTCCGTGTGGCTTTAACATGCCTACGGATCCACACACTCATTACTCTTCCTCCATTAGCGGACGTAAGTCCGATAACAAGAGAAGCCCAGAATACACAAGACCGACAAGAGAGGATTGAGGCCTTCATAAGTTTCATGAAGAAGTACCCTCTTGAAGAAGACAAATATAGATCATGGGTAGAACCTACGACACTAGCTGGTGTTCATTCAGGTCCTAACGGACCTGCCATCTTAACATCCCATCTGGATGCTCTTGCATTAAAACAAGAGGGTCTAGATGGTTTCTTTAAGGAATTTATGACATACGTCAAGGCACCCTATTTGAAGACCTTTGAATCCTGCATCGAGCACACAACCCCGGAACATTCCAAAGGAGTACAGTCTGGAAGGATAGTGTACGTTCCTGAGCCTGGAGGGAAAACGAGAATTATCGCTGTATTAGACTTCTGGACTCAGAGGTTACTAAGACCCATTCATTTGGGCCTTATGAACATTCTAAAGTCCCTAAAGACTGATGGTACTTTTAATCAGAACCTAGCCTTTAATAGGGCTAAGGTCTTTTCAAAGGACCATGAGGTCTTTAGTTTTGATCTAAGTTCAGCGACAGACCGCTTCCCAATAGAGCCTCAAGAACACACTGTCTCCATGGTCTTTACTCCTGAAATTGGAAAATTCTGGAGGAAGTGCCTCGTTGATAGGGACTATTGGTTAACTAATAAGGTGTCTGGGGTATACCATAAAGTAC